TCAGACGGGGTTGATTCTACCGCGTCTAAATCTTTTTGACTTGGCGATACTTGTATATCAGCAGTATCATCTTTTGTTTTTGATACAGCTTGCCAAGTATTACCAAAATCTTCATCAATAACTAGATAACCATTTTCATCTTTTTTTAATGAAGCAGATACACTTTTACCCATAAACGCAGTAGTAGTATCTTTTGGCGGTTCTTTTAAACCCATAGCTTGTGCCATTAATAACATTGATTTGACACCAATGTCAGCATATTTAGGATTGTCATGTGCAACTGTAAATGTATGGTTAATTTTAATACCATGTCCGTCAACCTCAAAATACATTTTGCAAGCACGCCAACCATTCTTACCTTCAATTAAATCTTCATCTTCACCCACCCAGTTTAAAACATGTCTGCCAGGCTCAACACTTGATCTGCTTTCAGTATTAACATCATAATTAGTTAGATCCATTTCTTTTCTCCTTATTTATATCCAACATTTATATCTAGGACAATCGTCCTTTTCTGCACCGCAATATTTACAATGACCTTCTTCATATTGTTCTTCATTACCTATATCGTGTTCGTTATAAGTGTCTGATTTACCGTTGTTTTTAGGTTCTAGTGCTTGGTGCAACTTTATGTAAAAAGGCGCGTATCTCATTTAATCATAGCCTCTCTAATAGTTTTCCATTCAAAAGGCATTTCTGGATCAAGTGAAAATCT